TTCACATATCTTCTTAGACGTTCTAAGAGTACAGTGTATTCTCAAAGGGATTATTACCGAGGATGACTGGAATGAAATTAGTCCAAATATTGAAATTATCTTTAATAGAGATTCATATTTCACAGAACTTAAAGAGAATGAAATCCTAACAAATCGCTTACAAATGTTAGGTCAAATTCAGCCTCTTATTGGTTTATATTTCTCAGAGGAATATGTCAAGAGAAATATCCTAAGAATGAGTGATGAAGAAATTATCCAGATGCAAAATCAGATAAATATGGAAAGGGAGACGGGTCAGATTGCCCCATCCCCTGAAGAGCAAGGACTTCAAGGATGAATACAGTTTCTTTAATTAAATGTTTCTTAGAAGAAAATGAGGATGGTTTTAAAGAAAATCTGTCTAATATTATTAATACTAAGATAGAAGAAAAAAAGCAAATTCTTGTATTTGAAACTCTGAAGAAGGTTTTTGAATCAGAAAAAAGTCTAAATACTGAGAAGCCAAATTATGAAATTATTAGTGTTCTTCAGGAATGTGTAAAGCAAAATAGTAACATAGTCATCATACTAAAAGATGGTAAAGAACAAACTCTCAGACCATCAGATAGTAAAAAAGTTCTTTCAGTTTTTGACAATTTAAACGAATCAAATCAAGCAAATCTAATTAATAGATTAGTTCAAACGCAAACAAATTTCTTTAACACTATTGAATTTTGTTTGAAATTTAAGGAAAGGTATACCTAATGTCCCAGAGCCTAGACATAATCAGACACATCTTAGATGAGAATCTAATTGATGCAAAGAAAGCCACTGAAGGTTATCTCAACGATATCCTTTCTGGTGCAATCAAAGAACAATACAAAGAAGTTGCCCCCTCACTAATTGAGGATAGGGGTGATAAGGGTGGAGAAATGGCCTCTGCTAGTGTCACAGGAGCACCAAGTGCTGTTCCTCCTTCTATAGAACAACAGTCACAGGGTGAAAGTGGTTTTGAAAATCAACAAGCTGCCGGTGCTTGGTTAAGACAGTTCCAAGATGAAAATGGAAACTTAACTGGAACCCCAGAAGAAGTTTTTGCGGCTGCTTTTGCTGAAGGATATACTGATGGTCAATCAATTGCTTATCTTGTAGCTATGATGCCAGGTAGTGGTCCCGGTGGTCCAACAGTAATCTCTGATCCCGTCACTCCGGGTGTGGCTAATCGTGATCGTCGAAGACCCGGTGGTCCAGGCGCTCAGGGTTAAAAAGAAAGGCATAAAGACATGAAACTCATTACAGAAATGGTAGAGGACGTAAACCTCCTCGTAGAGAAAAAAGATGGTGTAAAGCATTACTACATCGAAGGTGTCTTTATGCAAGCAGAGCAGAAGAACCGGAATGGTCGTATTTACCCAACCGCACATATTGGTCCCGCAGTGGAAAAGTATGTCACTGAATATGTAAATAAAAACCGTGCAATGGGTGAACTCAATCACCCATCCGGTCCTACTGTAAACCTTGATAAAGTTTCCCATATCATCAAGGAACTCAAGACTGATGGAAACAACTTCATCGGAAAGTCAAAAGTCCTTGATACCCCCATGGGTAACATTGTCAAAAGTCTCATCGACGAGGGAGCATGTCTCGGTGTGTCCTCTCGTGGCATGGGTTCACTAAAAAGGAACTCAGGCGGAATCAATGAGGTCCAGAAGGACTTCGTTCTATCTGCTGTCGATATTGTAGCGGATCCATCTGCACCAGATGCTTTTGTAAATGGCATTTTAGAAGGTAAAGAATGGGTGTGGGATAATGGTTTACTCCGTGAACAACAAATTGCACAGTATGAAAAGCAAATCAAACAAGCATCTCGTCAAAACATACAGGAAACAGCCTTGAATGCGTTCAAGGATTTCCTATCTAAACTTTAAACTTTTATAAATACCAAGAATAGGCTAAAAGGAGCTTTCAATGGAAGATACACGATACGAGGAAGAAGAAGAAATGACTGCTAACACAGGCAATACTTCTAAAAACACTGGTTCGGCCGACTATGATGCCTCGGGTCGAGGTTCATTTGACGCATCCGGTAGAGGCGATACAATCGCTGATAATTCAGTAATCCCTGATGGGATTGCACAAGCAAACCAAGCAAGCATTGCTGCTAAGGGTCTTGCTTACGAACCCGCAACTGTTTTTGTTCCCCAAATGGGTGCAGAAGAAGTTGCGGAACATCTTGGAGTCATGTTTGACGGTCAAGACCTTTCGGAAGAGTTCATGACTCGCGCAGGAACTATTTTCGAAGCCGCAGTAAACAGTAAAATTAACGATCTTGCGACTCAACTCGATGAGTCTTACAGAACAATTCTTAGCGAACAACTTGAAGAAGTTGTTGGTAACCTTGCTGAAAAGCTTGACGACTACCTTACTTACGTAGTTGAAGAGTGGATCAACAAGAATGAGCTTGCTCTTGAGCGTGGAATTAAGACCGATGTTGCTGAATCCTTCATCACTGGTCTTAAGAATCTCTTTGAAGCCCATTACATCAACGTTCCCGACGAACGCTACGATGTTCTTGATGAACTCTTTGAGTCAAACGAGCAGCTTCAGGAAGATCTCAACTCAGAAATCGAAGCAAACGTTAAACTTAACGCACAGCTTAATGAAACTACAAAGGCTCAGCTTTTTGCACATTATACTCAGGGTCTTGCTGACACTGAAGTTGAGAAGTTTGGTGCTCTTGCAGAAGCAATTTCGTTCGAAGATCCCCAGAGTTTTAACAATAAGCTCGCACAGCTTCACGAAGCATACTTTGAGCATACCGCTCCAGTATCGGAACCTGTCGATCTTATCGAAGAAACAACCAACCAGAAAATCTCAAATGGATCTGCAATGGATCGATACGTCGATACCCTTGGTTTCCATATGAGAAAGCACTAATTTAATATTTTTTTTACGTAAAATAAAACACTAAACAGGAGAAATCTACAATGGATTTTGATAACCAAGCCCCAATGGATGCTCTTTGCGAAAAGTGGGAACCCCTACTTGAGCATGACGCACTCCCCCGAATCGAAGATTCGTACAAGAAGAAGGTAACTTCGGTCCTTCTAGAAAACCAAGAAAAGGCTCTAAGAGAAGACAAAAACTTCTTAACAGAGACAGCACCAACAAACTTTGGTGGAAGTGGAACTAACAACGCTGCACTAGACACATGGGATCCAATTTTGATCTCACTAGTAAGACGTTCTATGCCTAATCTTATCGCATATGACATCTGTGGTGTACAACCTATGACTGGCCCAACAGGTCTTATCTTTGCAATGAGAGCAAGATTTGCATCTATGGATGGTGCAGAAGCACTTGCAGACGAGGCAATGCCTGGTAATGCAGATGCATCTAACCAAAACGCTGCTGGTACAATCGGTGGTGGAGATGTAGGTTCATCAGAAACTAATCCTGCTGTACTAAACGACAGTCCTGCTGGAACTTATACTAGTGCAACTGGTATGACAACAGTACAAGGTGAGGCACTTGGTGACTCTGGTTCAAACGCTTTCGGTGAAATGGCGTTCTCAATCGA